GCGCACCGTCGCGCTGAGCGCTCAGCATGAGATTAAGAAGAATAGGCGGGCAGACTGTAAGGTCCGTTGTCTCGTTAATCTCCCTCACTGCGTCGGCGAAACTAGGCGCATTAGCCTGCATCGCGGTTTGGGTTTGATCGGCCATTTCAATAGTCCTTTTTCAGTTTACTGGTAAACTCAAAATCGAGTTTTCAGGCGCGGATCGCCTACCAATTCAAATGGGAACGATTGGCCTGCTTTTCAAGGGCTTTTTACAAATAAAATAGATTTTTTTTATGCTCGTAATTGCACACATAATTGAATACATATTTACATACATAATTACATATATATTTACACACATATATGACACTATATTTGCATGTTTATTTAGGTTAATATTTAGATGTATATTCATACGCAAAAGTACTTACATAATTATCATCACATATGCATGTAAAATCGCAGGAAACTGCGGCGGGACGGGTCTGGAATGTAGGGGCATAAATGCATGCATGTCTACGCATATTATTTTCGTTACTATTCCAGTACTAATAATATCATATGATACTATATCAGAGCGATACTAGTTCGTTACTAGTAGGAAACTAACAATATCATTTGAGATAGTATCATATGAGATAGTCTCGCCCCCACCCCCACCCAAAAAATCCCCCCACTGTATAGATATCATATATTATGGGTGACATATATAGACCAAAAATAAAAAGGAACATTAAACAATGCCCCCTTTGTTTTATTTCAATAATTCTATCCAAAAATAATAACAAAAAATAACTCGGCTTGCTACACATTCAGCCTATCTAAGTTATATTCTTAATTATATTCTTAATTATATTTATTTATAATCTTAATATATAACTAAGAATATAATCTTAATATATCTTATATAGTACTATATAGTATAGGGTAACACAGATTCTAAAATAAGCAAGGGATATTTTCTTTCTTTCTTCTAAAGATTAGGGGTTGCAAAAATATAAGATAAATAGTAAAATACAGTTTATTCCTCTAAGCTAAGAAAGTAAACTCAAATCATCATAAGGAAGGAACTTATGTCTTCACCAAAGTATAAAGATAAAGACAAGTGTCTGTGTGGATGTGAAGATTGCGATTGTGATTGTGATCAATGTGACTGTAACAAGGCTACCCAACAAGAAGAAGAAGTAGTAAACCCAGACTTTATGGCTCACTACTCTAAAAAGGATGAACCAGTGTGGAACTAGATTCCTTACCATCAGATAACAATCAAGAAGATATAACATATAATGTTCTTCTGAATATAAATAACAATCTTAAAGATATAGTAAACAAACAATGTCAGGATGACTTTCTCACTTTTGTGAGGGCTATGGCACCTACTCTTGTTTCTGATTGGAAGATGGGTAGGCACATAGAACTAATATCTGATAAGCTACAACAGGTAGTAGAAGGAAAGATCAAAAGGCTTATGGTCTTTCTTCCTCCTCGTTCGTCCAAGTCTGTTATCTGTTCTAAGTTGTTTCCTGCGTGGTACATAGGCAAGAACCCTAATCACGAAATCTTGACTGTATCTCACTCTGATCAACTATCCAGTGACTTCGGTAGGTCAGTAAGAGACATAGTAAACCAAGAGAAGTTTGCTGATATGTTTCCCGGTGTACTTCTAAGGCAGGATGTCAGGGCAGCAGGTAAATGGAAAACGAACCTAAATGGTTCTTACTATGCTGCAGGTGTAAGATCACAGATTGCTGGGCGAGGCGCACACATGGCTATCCTTGATGATGTCATGTCAGAAGAAGATAGTTTCTCTGATGCAGGAAGAAGATACATCAAGGAATGGTATCCGTCAGGTCTGAGAACTCGTATCATGCCTAACGGATCAATAATAATTATTAATACCAGATATCATTATGATGATCTATGTGGCTGGCTACTCAAGCAGCAGGATGAGTTCGACATAGAAACAAAGATGAGATGGAATGTAATCAGCATACCTGCATGGCTAGATGAGAAGGCAAGCAAGCTATTAGGCTTAGAGGAAGGAACAAGTTACTTTCCTGAATGGAAGGATGATGAGACACTACGAATAGACGAAGCAGAGATCAAGGCTACCAATGGAGCTAAGTATTGGGAAAGTCTGTATATGCAGAACCCAACTCCAGATGAAGGAAGCTTAATCAAAAAGAACTGGATTAACAAATGGGAATATGCGGACCCTCCTCATTGTGATTTTATATTACAGACTTATGATACTGCTTTCTCTACAAAAACAACAGCAGACTTTTCTGTTATTCAAACTTGGGGTGTCTTTCATTTCTTTGATGACAGAGCAGATGGAGAAGAGGTAGCAGCAAGTAATCTTATATTGTTAGGTCAAGTAAGAGGAAGATACGAATACCCAGACCTCAGAAGGATAGCCCAGCAAGAATACCAGAAGCACAGACCAGACATATGCTTAGTAGAAAAGAAAGCCAGTGGTCAGTCTCTCATACAAGATATGCGACGAAGCGGGCTACCAGTACTGGAATACATGCCAGACAAAGATAAAATATCAAGGGTTTTCTCTGCTTCTCCTTTGCTTGAGGCAGGACGAGTATGGATACCAAAGAGTAAGGCGTGGGCTAATGAGCTATACGAAGAAGCTATCTTGTTTCCTTACGGAAGGCACGACGATCAGGTAGATGCGATGGTCATGGCTATCCATTACGTCAAGGATAGTTGGAGGATGGAACATCCAGATGATCCTGATTGGGAAGATGACATAAATCCAAGAAAACAAAAGAGAGTTGCATACTGGAGGGTTTAGTGTTATAGTATGGTTTCTATAAATGAAGCTAAAGTAAATAATGATTTAATAAGACCTAAGTGGGAAGACTATCGCTGTCCAAAATGCGAATGCGATATCCATGAACTATGTAGACGAAAATGGACAAAGTACAGCTTAGATTTAAATAAATATATGGTATTAAAATTTAAGGATACTTACACACATGACTGAAAAAAACTTTATTAATTTTCCTCCTTTTAGCGGAACTCCTATAACAGCATCACAGGTTCCTTTAAGAGAAGAAGAGCAGAGTGGACTATCTGGTATAATGCGTGGAATACTTGGTCCTGCTACTGAACCTGTGGAAGGTTTACTTAGTTTATTTGATCCAAGAGATATTTATAAAAGTTTAGAAGAATCAGGTCAAAATTTAAAAGAAGGTGTTAGAGAAGTTGATCCTAAAAAACTTCTATTAGGTGCATTAGGTACTGCAGCAATAGGAGCCGAATCTACTCCTTTTGGTAAAGGGACAAAAGTTGTAGATAGAGCTATTAAATTAAAACGACAGGGTGATGTTCCTCCTGATAAATCTAAGCCAGATTGGAAAACAGTAAACAGGAAAAAAGTACTGACTCCACAAGAAAAACCTATAGAAGTAGCAAAATCATTATTGCAAGGAAGAAAAGATTCAGGTGAATTTCTTACTGATACTAGAGGTGATCCAGTAGTTGTATATCACTCTACAGATTCACGACAACCTTTTAATAAATTTCTTACTAGATCAGAAAGAAATGAGCTTAGCTTAGACCCAGATGAATTTGGAGGATATCCTTTTGTTTCTACTTCTTCAGTTGCTGAAGGTGCAGCACCTTACGGTTTAAATAGTAGATTAGGCATTAATACTCTAGAACAACAAAAGTTACTGGATGCTGGATATAGTCAAGAAGAAATAAGTAAGGGTCTTAGAGAAGGAGCTAGGTTAATACCAGCATTAGTTAAAAGTAATAAGGTCTTTGATTTTGAAAATCCAAAGCACATAAAAACAATTTTTAAACAACATGATAAAAATATAAAAAAAGAATTAACTCTTCTAGAAAAAGTATCTGAAGAAGGAACAAGTGCATCAGAAAAGTTTAATAGTCTTATAAAAGATATGTCTCCTAAACAAAAATTAGGACTACAAAAAAATATTAATCTAAGTTCTCAAGCAATGTCAAGAGCAAAACACGTTAAAAAACATCCTAACAATCGTATTATTCCAAGAGGAAAAACTATTTTTGATAAGAAAGGAAACATTCTTCCTGAATTTAAAAATAATACATTTGTATTGGAAACTTTAGATACATTCCTTAATAGAAGGTATAAAGACTTAACAGCAAGAGTAAATAATAAACAGTACAGAAAAGAAATGAAAGCAGGATTATCTGCTGGAGATTACTCAGAAGTGGAAGATGAACATATTCTTAAAGCTATGCAAGATTTAGGATTTGATGCCTTTACAACCTTTGAAGAGGGTGCAAAGAATGTTATGCTATTTAAACCAGATACGCAGCTTATTCCTTTATTTGATTTAGATAAAAAAAGCACAGTAGGATTTAACAAGGGTGGTTCTGTAGTAGAACGCAATCCATATAATTACACAGCAAGGGCAATATAAATATGGCAACTGAACGCAATCCATTTGATCCCATTCCTGAAGTAGAAGTCTCTATGATAGAGATTGAACCAGAAGCAGACAGCGAGGATGCAAGTATAGAGTATGATCCTACTGATGGTGGGGTAGTAGTAGAGTTTAAGACGAATGAAGATGAAGGACTAACCAAAGAACAAGTAGAAGAAACAGAAGAAGAGTTCTACAGAAATCTAGTTGATGATCTAGATGAAGATACTCTAGAGGATATCGCTTCTCAAGTTCACGAAAACTTTACTGCTGACAGAGACAGTAGATCAGAATGGGAGTCTATGTTTGAAAGAGGTTTTGATCTTTTAGGATTAAAACTAGAAGAAGCTTCAGAACCCTTTGAAGGTGCATGTACTGCTGTTCATCCTGTTCTTATTGAGTCTGCAGTTAAGTTTCAATCCAAAGCTACTCAAGAATTATTTCCTGCTTCAGGACCAGTTAAGTCTCAGATTATTGGTGAGGTAACAGAAGAGAAAGAACAACAAGCTCACAGAGTAGATCAGTTTATGAACTATCAGGTAACGGAACAGATGCCTGAATACTTTGATGAGTTTGAAAGAATGCTGTTCCATTTGCCTTTGATTGGTTCAGCTTTCAAAAAGATTTACTTTGATAGCAATCTTAATAGACCAGTTTCAGAATTTGTTCCTATTGATCAGTTCTATGTTTCTTACTATGCTACCGATCTAAGACGCGCAGATCGTTACACGCATGTTATCTATCGTTCTCCAGTGGAAATGAAAAGAGATATTGCGTCAGGTATGTATGCAGATGTAGACTTGCCATCAGCAGGTACACCAGATATGGCACCTATCAGTCAAAAGATGGACAATATTATGGGTCTATCTCCTTCGGGTAGCCACGATCCACAATATGTAGTACTGGAGCAGCATTGTTATCTTGACCTACCAGATAAGTTTTCTGATGAAGATGGTCTATCTTTACCGTATATTGTTACCATTGAAGAGCAAAGCCAGCAGGTTTTGTCTATTCGCAGAAACTACAACAAGGATGACAAGCGTAAAGAAAAGAAAATCTTCTTTACTCACTATAGATTTGTGCCGGGTTTTGGTTTCTACGGTATGGGGCTTATCCACTTCCTTGGTAACTTGACGATGACTGCTACTGCTGCCATGCGTAGCTTGGTAGATGCAGGACAATTTGCTAATCTTCCCGGTGGTTTCAAAGCTAAAGGTATGAGGATTGTCGGTGATAATGATCCTATTGCACCGGGTGAGTTCAGAGAAGTAGAGGCTACAGGTAATGATCTTTCTAAGATGATCATTAATCTTCCTTACAAAGAACCATCTCAAACTTTATTCCAGATGCTCAACTTTGTAACTTCTACAGCCCAGAAGTTTGCTGATACAACTGAACAGGTTGTTTCTGATGCAGCGAGTTACGGTCCAGTAGGCACAACGATGGCGCTTCTTGAAGCATCAAGTAAATTCTTTTCTGCTATTCATAAGCGTTTGCATAAGTCTCAGCACGATGAGTTCAAGTTACTTGGACGTATTAACTGTGAGTATCTCCCAGAAGAATCTATGTGTGATGTACCCAACGGTACTCTAAAAATTTATAGAAGTGATTTTGATGGTAGAATTGATATTGTTCCTGTATCTGATCCAAACATTCCTTCATCCGCACACAGGATGATGATGGCTCAGTTGGCTCTGCAACTTTCTCAATCCGCACCACCGGGAATGTTCAACGTAGAAGAATTGAATAAGACTATTCTATCTGCAGCTAACATACCTAACTTAGATAAGATTCTACCAGAGAAACCAGAACCAATGCCTCTTGATCCTATCAGTGATATTCAAGCTGCAGTCAAAGGAATGCCAATTAAAGCTTTTATTGGTCAAAACCATCCTGCTCACATTCAAGTAAAGACAATGTATCTACAAGACCCGATGAACGGTGGTAATCCAGTTATGCAAAGGATTGCTCCTGTTCTTCAAGCTAATATCCAAGAGCATATGGTTATGCAATATCAAGAACAAGTTAATGGAGTTGCTCAACAACTTATACAACAGTATGGTCAAGAAGCAGCAGAAGCAGGTATTGATCCTCAAGACCCAAGAGTTATGGAAGAGGTTATGGCTCAAGCTGCACAACAAGTTATGTCTGCTAATCAAGCAATGGCTGCTCAACAGCAAGCAGGATCACCTGAAGCACAAATGGTTCAGATTGAACAGCAGCGTCTTGGTGTTGAACAACAAAAAGTTCAAACTCAAATGGCTAAAGAAGCTGCAAGCGCAGCAAATAAAAACAGAGAGCTTGATCTTAAAGAGATGGAAATACAATTGGATATGTTCAAGGAAGGTGTTAACATCTCTACAACTAAAGAAGAAAAAGAACTTGACAGAAATGCCAAGAAAGCTATTGCAGCTTTGGATGCTCTTATTGATCTGGCAAAAACAGAATCTAATATTGACAGAGACAAGACTCTTAAAGCTGCAGATATGTTAACTAAATTTATAGGGAATGCACAGAGACAATAATAAAAATGAATTTTTGGGATGAACTAAATTTAAAATATGAAGAAAAATTAAAAGATACGAAAAATTCGCTTGCATATGGCAATGCTTCTAATTATGATGAGTATCAGCATTCTGTCGGTGTTATTGAAGGAATAGAATGGGCCAAAGAATGTTTGAAACATATTGTGAAGCATAGAATATACGAAGAAACGGAAGGAGAATAATAATAATATGCAAGCAGTAAGAATGGATAAATCAATCAGTAACTCAGATTGGATTACTGACGAAGACGTAAAAATTGATTTGAATAGTTTGCCTGACATACCGGGCTACCATCTTTTGATTCAACCAGTATCAATTAAAAAAGAAACGAAGGGTGGCATTATCTTACCAGATAAAGTTAAGGATGATGTAGCTTATCTTACTACGGTAGGTAAAGTTCTAAAACAAGGTGATCTGGCATACAAAGATGAAGAAAAGTTTCCTTTGGGTCCGTGGTGTAATACTGGGGATTATATCTGTTACGCTAAATATACGGGACAGAAGTTTATGTACAAAGGATTGAAACTTCTTTTGATCTTTGATGATCAGGTAATTATGAAAGTCGAGCAACCTTCGTTGCTTGATCCTACATATCACCTATCAAATTAATATTTGTGTAATAATAAATAATATAGTATTATACTAAATTATTACTTACAGCGGGTTTACAAATAAACCAAGTCGTTAAGTTCGCTATTAACGGGAACAAGAAAGGTAAAAAATGAGTGATGTAACACAAGATGGTGATTGGGCTACAGTTGATTTAGATGCAGCAGGAAACCAAGAACAAGAACAAATTGAAATTGAAATTGAAGAAGATACTGCCACTGAACAAGAAGAAGAACCTGTAAGGCAAGAAATTAAAGCAGATGATATTGAAACGACTTTTGATAATGAAGTTGTTCAAGAAGAAGAAGAAGATCGCCCTAAAGAACTAGAAGGTATTAAGACTAAGGGCGCAGAAAAAAGAATTAAACAGTTAATCAGACAACGTAAAGAAAGAGATGAAGAACTACAAAAGCTAAGAGAAGAATTAGAAGCAGTTAAAAGTAGTTCAGTACAAAAAGATTTACAACTTTCTTCAAGTTTAAAAAATAATATTAGTTCTCACGAAAATCAACTTGAAGCCAATATTGAGACAGCTAGGCAACTTTACAAACAAGCTGTTGAGGCTGGTGATACAGATGGCATGTTGCTTGCCCAAGAAAATATGAGCAAGACTTATGCTGAAATGTCTCAAGTAGAACAAAGAAAACAAGCGTGGGAAGAATATAACAATGCCGTTGAACAAAGTCAACAACAGCAGCAAGCACTAGCTCAATCAGGTGCAGCGCCTGAATACGATCCTAAAGCTGTTGAGTGGGCAGGTAGGAATGGTTGGTTTGGTCAAGATCAAATTTTGACTGCAGCGGCTTTGACTATTGATCAAGAATTAAAGAATGAAGGGTACGATCCTTCAGACGAAGATTTTTACGAGGAAGTAGATAACAGGTTACGTCAAAAGTATCCTAATCGCTTCCAAGTAGGACAAGAAGAAGATACTCCCCGGTTGCAGGATACGACAGCAAATTCTGCTCAAGTGGTAGCTGGTGCTTCACGCACACCTAAGACTTCATCTAATAGCAAGAATAAGATTAAACTTACTCAAGAAGATGTTAGACTTGCTAATAAATGGGGAATCCCACTTGAAAAATACGCTGCTGAAAAGCTGAAAGTCGAACAGGCTGAAGGCGAATATACCAGTGTTTATACTTAGCGTGGAAGGAGATTTTATACAATGACACGAAATAATAAAACAGTATCACGGGAAGAAGCTACAAGAGAAAAGACTCTTAAAAGAATTTTTGAGGAACCAAATTGGTTGGACATTCCTGACACAGTACGACATCGCTTTAAATCTGAGGGCATGTCGTTGCGTTGGTTGCGTATTACCCTGAAAGGTAATGAAGATATTCAGAACATGGGTAAGCGCATGGCGGAAGGATGGGAATTGGTTGATCAATCAGAAGTTCCAGAGATGATTCAATCCTCTGTCGTGAGAGAGGAAGGACGTTATTCAGGTGCAGTCTGTCGTGGAGACTTAGCGTTGGCAAAGATGCCTACCGATCTAGCTGAATCGCGTCAAGAATTTTACGAAAATAGAAGTAGAGAAGCGGTAGACGCAGTAAATGCTCAGTTAATGAGAACTTCAGATTCTCGTATGCCTATCTCTAATTCTAGCAGAACTAATGTAACAAGAGGAAGGACAGCATCTTTCCAAGATTAGTCTTTCCTATTTGTCAATGTATTTAATTACAGGAAAGGAACAAGTGTTATGACTACTACTAAAGCACTTAACGGACTTTCTCCTTCCCGTATTCGTGGTTCGGGTGCGAACAGCACTGGCTCGAATGAGTACAATATTGCAAGCGGTTATGCCCAGAATATCTTTACTGGGGATATTGTTGTTAATAATGCTGGGAACGTAGAAGTTCTTTTGAGTACGACGCAGAAAGCGGTTGGTGTCTTCACTGGCTGCTATTATGTTGCTAATGGCGAACCGAAATGGTCTGCCTATTGGCCTTCGGGTACGTCGGTTACTGAAGCGAAAGCGATGGTTGTGGATAATCCGCAAGCTACGTTTATTGTTCAGGCTGACGCATCTGTTTCGTCTGGTGATATTAATTCTCAAAACTTTAATGTCACTCTTGGTTCTGGTTCGACGGTTACTGGTAAGTCTGGTTTTGGGCTTGAAGCCGGTACTCGTACAACGGGCAACGCAATGCTTCGTGCAATTGCGGTGGTCGATGAGCCGGGTAACGACATTGACGTAGCGGCAGAACGTGCCTTCCCGAAATTGGAAGTGCGCCTTGTTAAGCATGTAGATGCTTATATCTCTGCTGGTCCGTCTGTTAACTAATTGGGAAAGGAGTAATTAATAATGGCTATTAATCGCGCTAGTATTGCGAAAGAACTTCTTCCCGGTCTGAACGCGGTTTTCGGTATTGAATACAACGAAGTGACGAACGAACATGAAGCACTTTTCGATGTTGAAAATAGCGACCGCGCTTTTGAGGAAGAAGTCCTATTCACTGGATTCGGTACTGCGCCCGTCAAGGGTGAGGGTGCTGCGGTTCAGTATGATGACGCGCAGGAAAGTTACACTGCTCGTTATACGGCTGAAACGATCAGTTTGGCGTTTTCGGTTACCGAAGAGGCTATGGAAGATAACTTGTACGACACGTTTGCCAAGCTTCGGGCGAAGGGTCTTGCCCGTGCGATGGCTAACACCAAGCAAGTGAAAGCTGCCGATGTATTCAACAACGGCTTTAGCTCGTCCTATCTTGGTGGTGATGGTGTTTCGCTTTTCAGTGATTCGCATCCTGTCGTGGATGGTGGTACGCAAGACAATGATCTTGATGCGACCGATCTTTCGGAGGCTTCGCTTGAGTCTGCTTTGATCACTATCGCGAAAGCGAAGGATGATCGTGGCATTCTTATCGGTATTAAGGCTGAGTCGCTTCACGTTCCGCCCGATCTTGCTTTCACGGCAGATCAAATTCTTAACAGCACGATGTCAACGACTATTGGAGTCAATCCGACTACGGCTGCTAATGGTGCAACGAACGTCAATGATATCAACTCGATTCGTAATCAGGGTCTAGTTCCCGGTGGTTTCTTTGTGAACCATCGTTTCACTGATACGAACGCTTGGTTCATTAAGACGGACTGCCCGAACGGTGCGAAGATGTTTGTTCGCGCGCCGCTTCAAACGAAGATGGAACCGGATTTCGATACGGGTAACCTTCGCTTTAAGTCGCGGGAACGCTACAGCTTCGGCTGGTCTGATTGGCGTGGATTCTACGGAGCCAGTGGTTCTTCGTAGGTCTTAACCTGATGTAAAGGGAGTTAGGGTAAGAAGTGTATAATAATATTTCTTACCCTTCTCCTTTTATATTTTGTAGGTATGGGTTATAATGTAAAGACATAATTCACATTACATTCTATATATAGAAAAGAAGGATAACATAAATGGCTACGACTATTCGACAAGGTTTTGTAACTGGTAGCGGTGCTGTTCTTGATGTAGCCTCTAGTGTAACTGTAGCAAATACAAGAATCAGAAGTGTAAATGCTTCTGGTGTAGGTACTTTTCTTATTACAGGAACATCTACAACTGACAGAGGTCAGATTAAAGGTAATAACATCAAGTTTGTGAACACGACTGCTAATGATGTTAACGAACTATATTTTCCTGATTTAGGTGTATACATGGATAGTAAAGTTATGGTATCTGCACCTACGTCTGCAGCTACGGTAGCAGTTTTCTATGGCTAATTATTCTTACCTAGTAGAGGATATTAAACAAGCTTGTGAGAACGAAGGCACAGAGTTTGTAGACTATATACCTAAGATGGTCAACAGGGCTGAAGAACGTCTAACAAAAGATTTAGACGACTACGGTTTAGTATCTTATACTGCTATTACTGTTGGAACTGGTGATATTAATGGTAGAGTTTTGACTCTTCCTACAGGAACCAGAATAGTAAAGAATATTAATATCACTGCTAATGGAACCAGAATTAATCTTCTACAGAGAACAGATGAATTTATCAATGATTTTTGGCCTGTAGTTGCTTCTACTGGTACTCCTAAATATTATTCCCCTAGAACCAACAATACTGTAGGTATTGCGCCTACCCCCTCTTCTGCATTTTCTGGGGAAGTTGTTCATATATCACGACCTGTTACTTTAAATACTTCTACCTCAACAAATTATTTTACTGATTTTTGTTACGATCTTCTGTTCTTTGCCTCTATGGTAGAAGCTATGTTATTTCAAAAAGATTTTCCGGGGGCGCAGCTTTACGAACAGAAATATGCCCAAGTTCTTGAACTTCAACGAAACCAAGCTAGACGTACAAGAAGAGATGACATGCAAGCTCCAGCTAGTCCTGCAGGTGCCGATGATAATCTTGTACCTAACACTAACTAAAATAGGAGATACTTATTATGCCCGCACCCGCTGCTTTAATCCCTGTTGCAATTGCAGGAGCCACTGCTGTTTTTAGAATGGTAGCTCCTAAAGTAGCTACAAAACTTATCAAAGAAGGGATAGTAAAAAAACTTCCTACGTCTGTTGCTAAAAATGCTAAAAATGCTAAAAATGTAAAAAAAGCTACAGAGCAGGAAGTAAGACAATTAGCAAAAGATAAGTCCAGTGGAACAGGTAGAGGTGGAAGTTTCAGACAAAGAACAACAGAACAACGACTAAGCGATGCTTGGAAAAAAACAAGTGGTAAACAACCTCCTGCAAGCAGAAAAATAAAAAACAGGTCTAGACCTCAAAACCCTGATAAACCTTTAAATGATGCTTGGACACAAGCAGGTCGTAGACCACTTAAACCTAAACCTAAAGCACCTAAACCTAAATCTGAAGCACCTAAACCTAAATCTGAAGCACCTAAACCTAGAACAAAATTACTCAAAGGTAAACTTACAAAAGCTGTAAATAATCCATTGCTACCTGCGGCAATAGGTCTTACTTCTGTGGCTAATCTACCAGATAATAAAAAGCCAATGCCTCCTATAAAAGAAAAAGGATATGTAAAAACTATTCCTAAACCTAAATCAACAAAGTTACCTAGTTCGGTAGGAATAGATACAGATGATTTTTCTGAAGAAAAGGAATCATATAAAGGTTTATACGACAAAAAAGAGAATGCTAGTAAGAAATCTAATGCTAGAAAGAAAAAAGATAAGACACAAGGTGGACGTTTTAAACACTATGATAGTGATTTTGCTAGAAAGTATGATATCATGTATCGTACTAACAAAGACCCAGATTACGGTATAGCTGGTCCTAAATCTGAAGAAGACATTAGTGGAGGTTATACTGGAGGTCAAGTTAAAAAACTTAAAAAAGGAGGAAGACCTTCTAGTAAAGGAAAAAGCGGATTTAGGGGCAAAGGAGCCGGATGCGCTAAAAGAGGATATTAACAAGTAATGTCTGTTGCAAAGAAAAAAGACCCAGCTAAATGGGAGAGAGCTAAAAAAAGAGCTATAGCTAAAATGGGTGGACATTCCGCCAGAGCAATGCAACTTGCAACAAAGTACTACAAAGACTCTGGCGGAACCTACTCAGGTAAAAAGAAACCAAGTAATAAATTATCTAAATGGACAAAGCAAAAGTGGAGAACAAAATCAGGAAAGCCTTCCAAGAAAACTGGAGAAAGATACTTACCTGAAAAAGCAATAAAGAAATTATCCTCTAAAGAATATGCAGCTACTACAAAAGCAAAACGTAAAGGTACTAAACAAGGAAAAAAGTATGTGAAGCAACCTAAACGTATTGCAGCTAAAACAAGAAAGTATAGGACGTAATGACTACTACTAAAACAAAACGTAAAGGTACTATGAAAGGTCATACCATTAAAGGTGGTCATAAACGACCAACCAAAAAAGGTGCAGGTATGACAGCTAAAGGAGTACGGAAGTATAGGAGGGATAACCCCGGTAGTAAACTTAAAACTGCTGTAACAGAAAAGAAACCTACAGGTAAAAGAGCATCAAGACGCAAAAGTTATTGTGCTAGATCAGCAGGACAAATGAAGAAGTTTCCTAAAGCTGCCAAGAATCCTAACTCCAGATTACGTCAAGCAAGAAAAAGATGGAGATGTTAAATGGCTATATCTAGATCATCAGTAAAGAAACAAGTTACTAAACCTCCATCTAAGAAAAAGAAAGCTAAGTTAGGTACAGGTAAAAGATTTAAGGATGTTTCTAAAGCTATACAAAAAACAGGTAAATCTAAAGAATCTGCAGACGCTATAGCTGCAAGCATAGGAAGAAAGAAGTATGGTAAGAAAAAGTTTGCTAAGTTAGCTTCTAAAGGTAGAAAAAGGAGAGCATAATAATGCCTACACTCAAAGGAAAAAAATACTCTTATGATAAAAAGGGTATGGATGAATATAAAAAAGATTTAAAAAATATTGTTGCCCGTCCTACAGGTCAAGGCTTTGGTGCTGCACGAAAGGGTCCATCTATTGAAGGACCACCTGAAGATGTCGTATGTGATTACGAACCGGGTAAGATCGTAGAATACTAAACAAGGATAACCGATATGGCAACTAGCGGCACATATGATTTCTCTTTAGATATTGATGAAGTCATAGAAGAAGCTATGGAGATGATAGGTGGTGAGCAGACTCTGGGTAATGAGCCTAAATCTGCTCGACGTTCTATTAATCTTCTTCTACAGGATTGGCAGAATAGAGGCATTCTTCTTTGGACTGCTGATACTACAACTGTATCTGTTTCTACTAGTGTCACTTCCTATGCTCTTCCTGATAGTATTATTGATGTTACTGAAGCTGTTATAGGCAGAGATAATACAGACCTACAAATAGAACGTATTACTATGGAAGAGTATCTAAAGATACCAAGAAAAGGACAAAAGGGTAGACCTTCTCAATATGCTATTAGGAGAGGAAGAGATAATATATCTGTTTTTCTTTGGCCTGTTCCAGAAAACACAACAGATGTGTTAAAACTAGAACACATAAAATATACTGAAGATGTAAATAAATCTGCAATTCAAACAGCAGATATTTCTCGTAGATTCCTTCCTTGTCTCACTGTTGGATTAGCATACTTTATGTCAATGAAAAGACCGGGTATTGATGCTGGACGAGTTCAGTTTCTTAATCAAGAGTACGAAAATAGATTACAAAGAGCTATGCATGAAGACAGAGAAAGAGCTAGTGCCTATTTCAGACCAAGGATAAATAGAGTATAATATAATGGCAAGTAATAAAAAAGCTGTAGCTCTTTGTGATATTTGTGGTTTTAAATATCCTCATAGAGTTTTAAAGCTTAATAGTTATGGTTTGTTAGTGTGTCCTGAAGATTGGGATGGAGCTTATGATCTAAAGAATCATCCTCAAAACAGAACACCAGATGTAAGAGATGATGAGAATATAAAAAATCCTAGACCTCCTTCTAATGAAGACAGGAATGTTTTGTGGCAAAATGCTACTAATAATTGGGAAACTTATAACAACTATTGGAATAACGTATAATGGCTACACTAACAGGTAAAACTATTGCTAATACTTACAAAGACCTTCTTCAGGTCAGTAACAATAATAATGGTTTGACAGGGACAGTTCAAAGTATTTCTGATGGAGCAGGCACAAACTCTGCTCTACAACTTAGCAATGCTGCTGTTAATATCAATGGCACCTTTCAATTAAATGGAGAATCCCTCACTGTTAATGCATCAGCTATTAATAACATGGCTGACATTGGAAGTGCCACAGGCATTATTGCAGTTAATAGTGGTAGTGTATACGGAAGAACTTTAACTGCTGGCGCACCAGTTTCTATTACTAATGCTAATGGTACTGCAGGTAATCCAACAATTACTCTTGCTAGTATTGCTAATGTCTCTGGTTCTTATGGACCTTTTACTAACTTTGGAGTTAATGACTACGGACAGATTGTAAGTGCTACGGCAGTAAGTACAAGTGTATCTGTTCCTACTATTAGAGCTACTGAATTAATTGCACAAACTCTAACTCTAAGTTCTAATGCTAGTATTGTTGGTAATGTTAATGTAGATGGAACTTTTATTGTAGATGGTATTGTAAGTGCAGCAAGCGATGTTGCTGTGAGTGGTTCTCTTTATGTAACAAGTAATATATCAGTAACAGGAAACACAAAAACAAACTTTCTTCAAGCAGTTAGTGCTAGTATAGGAAAGTTAAACGTAGGTACTTTAGCTTATGAGTTAGTATCTGTCTCTGCACTTACAGCAAATAATCTAACTGTTGTTAGTGCTGCTACATTTAATTCTGATGTAACTTTTACAGGTGCTTCTTACAATGCATTTTGGGATAAATCAGACAATGCATTGGAATTTGCTGATAGTGCAAGATTAATCTTTGGTACTGGTTCAGATTTAACAATTTACCATGATGGATCAAACAGTTACATTACTGAATCGGGAGATGAAACAGGTTCGCTTAACATAAAAGGAACAAACCTATTCCTTCTTGATGCTGATAATGAATACAAAGTAGGTGCGGTATCAGGTGGCGCAGTAACATTGTACCACGATAATAGTGCAGCAAAACTTGCAACTACAGCAACTGGCATTAATGTAACAGGTAATGTATCGGCAACAGCTTATTATGGTGATGGTTCAAATTTAACTGGCTTACCCGGCGCTGTTGTTTCAGTACCTACTTATACAATAAATCAACTAACTATTGTTAGTGCTGCTACTCTTGCAGGAACAGATTTAGGTACAAAAATAACAGCATTAGAGACTAGCATAGGAACAACTAATACACTTATAGCTACTACAAGTGCTGCATTAGCTACTAGTATTGGTAATAGTAATACAAATATTACAACCAATATTAATGCTATTACATCTATTAATACAGTATTAGCTGCTACAAGTGCTGCATTAGCTACTAGTATTGGTAATAGTAATACAAATATTACAACCAATATTAATGCTATTACAAGTATTAATTCTATTCTTGGAAATGGGTCAGGCTTTGCAACAGATGCAGAACTACAAGCAGTTAGTGCTACAATGGCTACAAGTATTGCCAACCATTTACCTTTAGCTGGAGGAACACTAACAGGCGCTCTTCAAGCTAATTCTACTATAACTGTTGGCGTAGATGATACTGGTTATGACGTTAAGTTTTTTGGAGATACCGCTAGTGCATACATGCTGTGGGATGCCAGTGCCGATGATTTGATCTTAGGTGGGGCGTCTAAGTTGGGCGTTGGTGCGGCACCGAACGCAACTTTTGGTTCGTTCATCTACGCTCAAGGCACACCAACCGCAAATAAACCAATTATAGGTGCATATTCACAAGGCAATAGCAACACTGCTGGTCTTGGGCTGTTCAATGACTCTGGAAACCGGGGCATTTGGACGACCGGTAGTGTGCTGCGGTTTACGCAAACATATGAGGGCAACTCAACGGATCATTTGGTCATAGACGCCAGTGGCTTAGTAGGCATTGGGACTGCTTCACCATCCGAAGAACTCCACATTTTTGCAGCAGCGCCTACGATTAAATTAGAAGATAGTGACAACAATCTATCCGGTTATATTAATGGAGATAATGGTAATGTACTTCTTCAATCCCACAACGTAAACAGAGACATCATCTTTGGCGAGAACGCTGCCAGTGGCGAGATCATGCGTGTGATGGGGTTGGGCCGGGTCGGAATTGGGACTTCGGCACCAGACAGCAATCACAAACTTGAAGTCTACGGAACCGGCACCACAGAAGTCGCAATCAGAAGTGGCAACAGTTCTGAGGCAATTATTAATTTTGGTGATGTTGACAGTCGGCTAAGAGGACGCATCACATACAACAATACCAATGAGTATTTGGCGTTCTGGGCTAATGCTGGGGAAAAGGTCCGTATTGATTCGGGTGGTAATGTTGGGATTGGTACAACCGCGCCAGACTCTGACGCAAAACTCGACGTTAACGGTCAAGTCCTTGTACGCAGCACTGGTGCTGGTGTAGATACAACTCCCGGTGGGCAGTACGGATTTTACATTCAGCCAGATAGCGGTGGTAACGTCAATCTAATGTCGTATAGTGGTGGCGGCAGCACTCAACTCAGGTTCTATACTAATGATAGTG